GATTGAATGAATGAGCGCGAACGGTTTGACGTATGCGGGAGACCTGCCGACGCATACCAGATCGGCGGAGACCACTACAAGTCGCTTTCCGTTCAGCCGTGGGCAGCGATGCAGTCATGGATGAGCGATGCGGAATTCGAGGGCTTCCTTCGCGGCAACGCGATCAAGTATCTGGCCCGAGCGGGGCGTAAGGGCGACGACCTGCAAGACCTGCAGAAGGCCATGCACTACCTTGAAAAACTTGTGGAACTGAAGCAGAAAGGAGATGCATGATGGCTGGACGGACAAAGAAGCGCCCGCAGCAACGCCAATGGGCTGCATCGCCCACTGCACCGCTGCGCGCACTCGTTGGGAGCATGGCGTTCGACGAGGCGGAGCAGACAAAGCTGCAACTTCCAGGGCACATTGCATACGAGGCGCTGCGCACCGGAAAGGCCAGCGAAGAATCCGATGACTTCGACACGCTCGCCATCATCGCTAATGTCTGCCTCGTGCGGGCAGAACAGATCGACAAGGTAGCCAAGCGCGACGGTCGCGCCACGAGCGAAGCGGACTTCCTCGTGCCCGTCGTGCAGGGCGCACAGGAAGCCCTGATGCACATCCAAGCGCGCGGCATTCGCACTGGGCGCATGGTCGCAACCGGGCCGGAGCTTCAGACGCTGGCGACGATGCTCGACATTCACGACCAGCTTGTCGCCAACTCGACTCCTCGGCAGATGGAGCTTGCGTTGCGCGAGGTCGCGCGGCGAATGCAGGGGCAGCATGTGTATTAACTGGAGGCAGGGCAATGAGTGCAGTAGATGCAATCGAACGGAAGAGCGAGGAGATGGATGCACGCGACCGCAGGCGCGCTATCTGGCTGACGCTGCGGGATGAAGGTGGATATTGGAGCGCGCGCGAACTGATCGACCATCTGCGCGACATTGACCCTGACGGCGGGCATTGGACTCGATCAGTCACAAGGGCGCTGAACAAGCTCAAGGCCGACGGGTGCGTGGTGTCGAAGCCGAACCGGTATGGGGTTGAAACCTACGGCGTCACGGTCTTGTGTGGTGAGCCTGAATGATGATCGTGAACGGCAATTTTTGATAAAAGATTATTGACGGAAGGAGCGAGAAATGCGGACATTTAGTTCGGAGATGACTATGAAGTTTGCAAGGCAAAAGCCGGAAGCCACAGTGATGGATATAACGCCGGAGCTTGCAAAAGCAATGCTCGCAACAAGCCCAGGAAATAGACGATTGCGCGGATGGTACGTTGACATGCTCGCCGCTGCGATGAAGCGAGGAGAATGGCGTGTTACAAGCCAGGGGATTGGATTTGATGTAAACGGCGGACTGCGCGATGCTCACCATAGGCTGCACGCTTGCATTCAGTCAGGCGTTACGTTCCAGTCCGTTGTGGTTTTTGGAATGAGAACAGACGCCTACGAAGTGACAGACACTGGCATGGTGCGCACCTATGCCGACAGGTTGGATAAAGATCGCGCAGTTGCCGATGTGCTGCGGCTTGGATGCCAGTACGCGCTTGGCACAACGAAACCGACAGTAGATCAGATGCGCCCGATTATTGAAGCAGGATTCGGAGACGCAGCGCAGTCATTGATCGAGTTTTGCGGATCGAAGCGGAAATACTACGCGTCGGCACCAATGAAACTAGCTGCCTGCATCACGATCATGAACGGAGGAGACGCTGACTTCGTATTGCATCAATACCGTGCGATGTGCTGCCTTGATTTCGGCTCGATGTCGAAGTCAGCGCAGGCACTGGTTCGGCAGGTTGATAGCGGCAAAGCCCGTTCCAACGAGACCCGCGAAGTGCTGGCGAGAGGGTTCCGGGTTTTTGACAAAGACAGGCTCGGTGTCAGCAGGATTCAGATCAGCGACGCCGACATGGATGCAGCGGTTGAACTGGTGCGCTCTGTGCTGCGCAACTCTGTATGCGAAGAACATAAGACGGCAAAAGTCAGCGCTCGCTGGTCGGCGTAAAGCGCGGCACGGCAAGGCTGGTCCAGGCACGGCTGGGCGGCTCATGCCGAAGATCAACATGATGGCGTGACATACCGAACTGACCGGAAGGAGTAGGTATGAAGATCAAGGTGAAAAAGCTACACTCGAATGCGCAGATGCCGTTCTATGCGACCGATGGGGCCGCGTGTTTTGACCTGTACGCTGCGACGGTCAGCGAGGATCGCGGCGGATCGCTATACCCCGGCACTCAGATCGTGGTCGGAACCGGTCTGGCGTTTGAGATTCCGCATGGGTACATGATGAGGATCGCGCCGCGCAGCGGGCTTGCACTCAAGCATGGCATCGAGTCTTTCCCCGGTGTCATCGATTCCGACTACCGTGGTGAGTTCAAGGTGTTGCTTAGTAGATTTCTTGGCAGTTGCAGCGGGCCTCTGCTTATCAAGCCCAGCGACAGGATCGCGCAGGCGTTTGTCTGCGAAGTACCTCGGCTTGAGTTCGAGGAAGTGGGCAAATTGGCGGAGACGGCGCGCAGGGTCGGTGGGTTTGGTAGCACTGGAGTTTGACATGGACAAGGAATTGGAAGAGTTGGAAGCGCGCGTCATTGAGCGTGCGAAGTTTTGGGACGGGTATATCGACATGCTCATCCGACTGCGCGATGGATGCCAAAACAGCGCGGAAAAGACGCACGCAGGGAAAGTCATCCAGGTCGAGAATATGCTCAGGGACGGGCTGCAGCAAGCAATCGACGCTGCGCTGCGTCTACAGCGCGCAGAGCTTGCGGTGTGCTTCACGCTCGCCAGTGCTGGCAGCAAGCGTGCTGAAGAGTACGCACGAGAGCGCGCCGAAGAGATTCTTGGCAAAGACGCGGTCAAGTTCAGATGGGAATGTTCTTCCGAGCACAAGGATGGTGTTGCCATTTACACAGTTGGAATGTCGGAATACACGCTGCGGTTCGCAAGAATACACTCTGCGATCCTTGTGCGCGCGGCGCTATTTGATGCGTATCGGTTGGGGTACGAGAATGGAGTTCGCCGTGCAGAGTGCGCGGTGCAACAGGCTCTGTCGAAACTGACACAATGAACGCTGCGTTCACCATGCGCGGCGCGTGCGGCCATAGTAAATGCACTGCACATGATGGCGCTATGTGATTGTGATAAACGGAGGAATTATGAGCGACACTGAACTGCTGAAGATCGCATTGGAAGAGCTTGAGAACCTGGAGAATCTTGCAAAACATGCCATGACCGAACAATATGCTTATCCTGAGTGGGATGTGAATGCAGAGCTTGAAAGTCCGCGTCATGCTATATCTCTTCTGCGTAACCGTCTTTCTTACACGCATGGAACAAATATGGGCCTCGTGCAGACAGTTTGTGAGAATGGCGATATGACCAAAATCTTGCGCCCGGTAGCCAAGGTTGTGGTGCAAAAAACTGGCGGAAACGCGGGGATAAAGTGGCATGCTGGGCCGCTAGAATCATACGAAAGTTTGCCTCTGATGCCAGACGGCGCAATCCTTTATGCGTAAAATGTAGTTTGAAATGGCAATGTTCAGGAAGAAGCCAGTATTGATTGAAGCGCGCCAGTTTGATGGAACGCTTGCGTCAAAGAAGAACATGGAAACAGAGTTCGGCGTGACGACGGTAGACGTAAAAATCTACCACGGCAAGCTGCTGAAATGGCGCATTGGCACCCTGGAAGGCCCGCACGAAGTGACGCCTGGAGACTGGATCATTCGCGGCGTGAAGGGCGAGTTTTACCCGTGCAAGCCGGACATTTTCGAGGATACCTATGAGGCGGTATAACCACGGATCGCCGGCGCGTGAGCCGCCTTGATCTACCGCGTTCCGTTGGTCACTTCGTCCCACTGCCGGATTGCGTCAACCCTGGCCCTGCATTGCTCGTATAGGGCGGCTGCGTCAACGATCCACCCTGCAACGTCTGCGTCCGTGCTGTCGCCGGGATCTGCGGCAACGGAGGAAGGGGCTGAAGAAGCGCCGCTGGTGGGCGCGTGCAGCTTGATGCCGAAAGCGGGGGATTGCTGGAGCATGCTCCGAGCGTCAGCAGACAGGCAAGGGCGGCCAGTGGTTGCGGTCTTGAGTTCATCGCGGATTCTCCGGTTGGCGGCGTCAAGCGATTGGATACGGGCGTCTCGTTGGGCGATGGCTGCGTCTGCGGCTTTCTGCGCGGCTTCGACGCGACGGCGCGATTCCTCGGCGGCTGCGGCCTCGCGCTTGGCAATGTCTGCATTGATCGATTTCACTTCGGCGATGCGGGCGCGGTGCTCGATTCCGTAGCCGGAAGCCGCCCCGAGCGCGAACAGAAAGGCGGCAAAGATGATGCTGAGTTGGCTCATGGTGCACCCCCTATGCACGTCTGATATTCTTCCTCACGACGCTTCACAATCCCTGACTTCACTCGCCCACCAGCCCGATTCCACTTGAGCAGTTCTTGGCATGCCCCGGTGTAGTCTGGTGGGTGTTGTTTGAGTTTATGCACGAGCGTAGAACCACATGCCTTAGTGGAACCAACATGATATACCCACGACACATAGGCGTCCCATTCTCCCTTGGAGAGCGGAACGTCTCCGAGGCACTCTGCAAGCTGTCGCGCCCGCTGATCCGCGCCGCGCTGCAAGGCAATCACGGCGCGCACAGGGTCGGTCTTGTCTCCAGGCTTGACGGGGCCAGAGCCGTTCTGAGTCGTTCCGAACCCGATGGTCTGCACGCCCACGCCGTCGTCATAGGCTCGGTCACGGTATCCCTCGAACGAAGCGATGGAAGCCACCACGGCAGCCGTAGCGCCGATGGTTTTCCATTTCGTCGTCGAGATTCGTTCCATCAGAACAGCCCTACACGGTGCGCCGCGAACATGGCCGCCGCGCTGACAGAAGCAACCATCGCAGACTGAACCCAATCGCTGGTCCTGGCCTGCATCGGCTCGGCAACCTCAAGGGTGCGCACGCGCTCATCAATCTTCTCGACAACGGACATGACCCTCTCGACGGCTTGCGACGCGGATGCCTGTCGTTCCTCGATGACGGCAAGCCGGGTCACGGCATCGCTCATGCGCTCGATGGCAGCCCGCATGGCGTCCTGGTTTTCGCGGATGTGCTCGATGTCGCTGGCGAGGGTTGCGATCTGGTCTGCGCTCATGGTCAAATGTCAATCAGTTCAAGTGTGAGATTCGCGGCGGGTCCAAGAACAACACCGTCTTGAACGAACACCTGTTGTCCTACGGTCGCAGCACTGGCTTTGGCAACTACGACGCCTCCTCCAGGTAGCGTAATGGTGGCAAGGCCGTTGACGTAGCTGGATACAGTTCCCACCTGCACCGGGCCAGGCTGGAGCAGGTCGCGGAGTTCAGCGAAGATGTTGCGCATGTCCGTCTCCTTATGCGAAGGCTTCGACGCCGATGGTTTGCCAGACGTTCGGGAAGCTGGCGTCAACCTTCACGGAGCGAACGATCCCTTTTCGTGTTGCCGCGCCGTCTTGGTAGCTGACCACCTTTCCAGGTTCGAGCATGCCGCCCATGTCGGCTGAGACAGGCAGGCGCAAACTGAGTTCGAGCTTCCTGCCGGTATCAGACAGCACCGCGATACCGCGCTGGCGCGCCGCGTCGGCATGGGTGATCAGCGGATCAACCACCATCGGAGCGAGCAGGTCTCCCGCCGTGCCGGTGCGGGTGACTTGACCGATGATGCCCTGTGCCTCACCACGCACGAAAACGCGGTTGTAGAGCGGGCGGTCTACCCACTGGATCGATTCTTGCTCCACCGCGTCGTCAGGCAGCACCACATCGGCGGCGAGCGTGCCCCACTGCCACGGCGGCAGCGGGTAGCGTGGGCGAACCCGCAGCGTCTGCGCGGTCGGGTGCGGGTGCACGTAGCCGCCTGCGGCCTGTGCGATCTTGACTACGCCATCCATCCATGAGCCTTGGAAGGCGAGCACGCCAGACGGAACCGGCCAATCCGTCAGGCCCCAGTCAATGCCCCAGCCGATTCCGACGCCGTTGGCGGTCAGCACATCGGCCATGAGTTGCTGCGCGGTGAAGGCGGAGCCTTGCATGTAGTTCATGGCCGGCGCATAGGGCGCTGCGAGCAGGGCGCTCTTGCCGCGCCCGGTCACGCGGATGGTGGCTGCGCCGAACTTGCGCTCGCGTGAGATGCCTTCCGCGAGCAGGCGCACATGGAATCCGTTGATGCTGGCCTCAAGCTCCACCGGCGTGAGTATGGCGGTTGGCGACACGAGGCTCTCGGCGCTTGCTGGCATTTGCGCGTCCCAACCCCATGTCCAGGAATTGATGTCGAGCGATAGGCTCATGGAGATGACGGGTAGGGCCAGGTTGTCGCTCACGCGAACAAGGGAGATGTTGTTGAGCACGATGTATACCCTCCGAACAGGAACCACAACCGGGCCGATGGGCTCGGTGTAGCCGTCACAGATGAACAGCAGATGCGCTGGCAGCGTGGCATCTGCCGCCTGGCTGAACAGCAGATGCGCAGGAATGGCCGGGCTGTAGCACGGCGGTGGCGCAGGCGGCTGCGGCGCTGCGCTCACGCCGGGGCGCGGCGGCCAAGCCTCTTGATACCTGCCGCCCCTGGGAAGACGCCACGGGATGCCGTAGCCTGCGCTGCCGTGGTGGGCGCTGCGGCGCGATGACGCTTCCTCGAATCTGCTGCGGCTGTCATGGCGCAGGCGGCGCGCATCCTCGAAGCGGACGGTGCGGACATCGCGCAGCCGATTGGCTTGTTGTTCGGCTTCAACGGCGCGGGCGCGCAGACGGCAAGCATCCTCGAACAGCACGGCGCGCGCCCAGGGGCTGAGGCCCATCGCATCGCTGTAGGAAGTGAATACAGCCGTGCTTAGCGTCAGTGTCTGCTGTTCGCGGCCTTGCGTGCCGGCGCTGAGCGGAGCGGCTTGCTGTTGCCTGCCGACAACACCCGGGCGCAGCGGTGCCGCCTGCTGGTCTGCGGTGCGCTCTGCAATCGAGATCGGCTGCGCGTACTGCGCGACGCTGACGGTGCGGCCAACGGTCGGGCGGTCGACGTTGAGGTCAATGCTGGCGTTGATGCTTCCGGCAAGGCCAGAGATGGAACCGGAGCAGGCAAGGCGCACTCCGCAGCGGGCTTGAATGGTCCCGGCAAGGCCGCTGATTGCGCCTGACGCGCTGGCGCTGTAGGTCTGCGTGACCGGCGCTCCGTCGTCGCCAAATACCAGCTCTACCGGGTTGCCGGTGGCCGGTGTCTGCCAAAAAACGAGGTCGGTCTGCGCCATGTCAGGCCAGCGCGCTGGATGCAAGCTGGATGATGGAGCCTGCGAGCAGCATGGGGCTGTTGTCGCCCGATGGCGTGGCTCCGCCGGTGATCTGCACATCGCCCCCGCTGGCTGCGTCGGTCACGGTTCCGTCTGCGATGCGGTCTCCAGAGGCGCTCAGCCAGCGCACCCAGCGCGGAATCCCCGCCGTCAGCACAAGCCCTCCAGGCTCTGCCGCGAGCGCGAACGAGAGCACGCCGCTCGTGACGGTGGCACAGGGCTTGGCGAGCATGATCTCAGCCTGCGGAGCTTGGCCTGGTGCACCTTGGCCTGGATAGGCATTGGTAAAGAATTGCAGCCGCGCGCTTCCGGGTCCGCTGTCGGCTTGGGCGATGGTCGCGGCAAGTTGCGCTTCGAGCACGGCGGTGGCGACACTCCAGGTCATGGCAGTTCCTCCGGCGTGAGTTGACTCGCGGCAACCGGTCGGAACGCGCCGTTGAGGTCTTGAGCCAGCGCAGTGAACTGCTGCGCGGTGTCGATGCCTGTGAAGCTGTAGGCCCCGGTTGCCGGGTCGCTCCAGGTCTCGCGGGCGAGCAGCCCGTCGCGGTCACGCAGCAGCCGCACACGCGCCTTGGTCGGGGTGTTGGGCGTGCCCTTGATTTTGGTGGTGCCGTAGATCGTTCCTTTGCCGCCGAACTCCATGTCACGCGCCATGCGCACGCGGTTGGGCGCGGCGATGCGCACCGGGTCAACAGGCACGGACGACACGATCAGCGCGCGGAATGGCGATGAGCCGCGCGAGTCTGTCAGGTCTTGGAAGATGTTGGTTCCGGGAGGTCCATCCCACGCAGTCGCTCCAGATGGGACTACACCTGCGAGTTCTTCCGCCGTTGTGAGCATGGTCGCCGACCACGTAGAGCCGCTCGAAGCTGGTGCCTGCATGTCGATGACGTAATCCGCTCCGGCCACGAAGTCCGGCAGGCTCACGCGGCTCGACCATGCGCTGTTGTTCTTGCGCAGCGCCATCGTGCCGTCGTCGAGATTGACATCAAAGTACATGATGTCTCCTGCCACTTGGGGCGCTCCGGGTTGGCCTGAGACACTGATAGCAGTTCCGTCCGGGTAGTAGTAGAGATTGTCGTCGTACCCATACTCAAGCCAGTGCTTGCCGACGTTGTATGCGCCCCATCCTGAGAGCGCTGCCATGCCGCCGAAGAAGACCTGTGGCGCGGTGATTGCATCCAGCCGAAGACCAAAAACTCTCCGCCCGCCTGTCCTGGCCATGTCCGTTCGCACGTGGCCTGATGTGCTGCCCCACACCGACGCCTGCCGCCCGCTGATGGATACATCCGAACCTGCCGATGCAGAGTCCCAGTTCGATGTCGGTTCATACCGGAAGATCGGGTCTGAAGGCGTGAACTGCTCCAGCCCAGGATAGAGCACGCGTCCGAAGTTCACATCCGTGACCCAGGTAACGCCGTCGGTCGAGTACTGCAAGCGACCATAGGCGACGAACTCAGCGAGTCCAGCCGCGCCGATGCGCGGGGTGATATTCGTCACATCGGATCCGAAGTCCCACAGGATGTAGAACCCGCCACTGCGCACGGCAGATGCGGCAAAACGGCAGCGCGCGCTGGTTGAGGTTCCTTGCAGGTCGGAGAGGCTGCCTGCAATCGGCGCATGGCTGCTGGTGACGGTCGCCGCCGCGTCCACGCGGGTCGCGCCGTCGTACCAGTGCCAGGCGAACACCTCCAGGTCGCTCCCGGACCAGGCTTCCAGGCCGTTGATTCGCCAGTATCGCGCCGAGGCCATATCAGCGGCTCCACGGTCCGGTCAGGTCGAGGAACGCCGTACCAGCGCTGGTCGAGTCTCCAGGGGCTCGCACACGCAGCGCCATGAGGGTGCGTCCTGCGTAATCGTCGGTTCCGAGCACGGTTTGACCGGCTGCAAGGTTGGCGCTGGTCATATCCTGCACCGGGTGCAGAAGGCCGGTGAAGCTGCCGCGAATCGAGGCAGCGAACAGCTCCAGCGCTCCGGTCAGCAAGCCATTGTTCGCGCCATTCGGGTAGGTGCCAAGGCTGTATCCAGCGGTGCCCGCATAGGCGTCCGCCGTGCTGCCGTTTTGATGCGCGCCGAGGCGCTGAGCGCTTACCGATTGGCCGACTCCAAGATAGTCGCGCACCATGTAGCAGCCGCCACGTGCTGATCGTCCAGAGTATCCGACGCAGCCGTTTGGAGCGCCCGAAGCAAGCGCCGTCTGATCTGCCTCGTTGCCCGTGATGACACACGCATATGCATCGCCGCTTTTGAGGCTGGCGATGTCACCCGCGTAGAGGATGGTGAAGCGGCTGCTGCCATTCGGGGCAACAGCGAGATAGAAGCCACGCGTATCGCCAACGAAGTACCATGACCGCGCCGTGGCATCGGTCGTCGCGCTCTTGGGCCAGTAGAGGCCGCCCGAAACCTGCGTATCGGTGGGTGTTGGTCCGGTGCCGGTGTTGATGTCGCTCATGGTCTCATAGAGACGCACGCGCCCGTTTTTGGTGCCGGTGTCATCCACTCGCAGAATGCAGCCGGTCGCCTCCGGAACGGTGGGCTTGAACGCCGAGAGGTTTGTTCCAGTGTAGAGTTCCTGCCAGCCAGCCGGTGCGAGCTTGGCGGTTATGGTTCCGGTCGCTGCCCCGTCTGGCACACCAGTGGCGGCATAGCTGATGGTGGTGGCCGTGGTGGCCGTGACGAGCTTTTCTCCGTTGAGCGCGGCGGGCGTGGCCCCGGCAATAAGCACGATGGAGCCCACCGTGTAGGCATGGGGCGCGGCGAAGGTGGCTGTGGCCACATTCGATGCGACGTTGAGCGCCTGCACCGAGGCGGAGGCGAAGCCGTCCACCAGGCAGGTTTTGAGCAGCGTTTTCATCGCCCCGGCCTGCCCGGTCAGCACCGGTGCTCCGGTCATGGTGGAATTGAAATTCTTGACGGTTGTCGTCATGGGTACTCCTTAAGGCGAAGGCGGGCGGTCCACATCGCCGCGCACCAGTAGCTCGAACTTGAAATCCGTCCCCGCTGCGGCGCTGGGCTGCACGGTGCGAACTGCCGCGTAGCTGTACATCGCGCCAACGGTGTTGATGCGAAGCACATTGCCAGCGGCCCAGCCCAGGCCCCAGCCGGTGGAGCGAATGGTGAAATACGGCTGTCCACTGATCGGGTTGATGGGCGAGCAGTCCGCGTTGATGCTGTAGTTGCCGAGGTTGCCGACGTTTTCCCCGATCACGTCGAACGTGCTGGAACTGGTGAAGCGAAGCGCCCAGCGCTGGGTGATGGCCCCGGCATTCGTGACCTCGACCGGTGCCACGGTGTCGTTGTAAGAGGCTGTCGCAGCGGACCCTACGATGTAGTCCGCCCAGGTCACGCCGTCCCAGGTCTCTTGGTCCCATAGGCCGCTCACGCGAGCCTTGAGGTTGCCAGCTACGAGCGCACCAGAGACGTAGCTTCCCGGCACCGGGAAATCATGCGACAGCGCCCGCGAGAGCGACAGCGTGCCGTTGATCTGCACATCGCGCACACGCACCATGTCCTCGACGCGGTGTTCAATGGTCACAGGCTGGCTGTAGCCAGACACGTCGGTGAACGTGACGGTGCCCGCATCGAGATCGGTCGTGTATCCGGTGTTGATGACAAGGCCGTTGTTCCCCACCACCCGCAGCCGCGAGAGCCTGGTGCGCGCGCAGTTGATGGTCTGCCCGTTGCTGACCGTGACCGGCCCGACCCGCCCGGTATTGCCGACCACCACATAGCCGCCCACCCGGAACATCGGCACCCGCCCATCCTGCGGCAGCCGAACCGGGTCGAGGCCGAGGATGCTGGCATCAATCGGCAGGTAGCTGTAGGCCACGCAGGCGAATCGGAAGGTGTCCACAAGCACCATGCGGGGCTTCCAGATTTTGTCGACCCCGCCAACGGTATACACGGCCTCCGGAACGAACCATTCCTCAGCCTGAATCGCGGGCGTGACGGTCAGTTCCTGGCCGAACAGCAAGCGCACCGTTCCGGTCTGGTAGTCCACCTTGCCACTGACAGAGCCGGAGACGATGTTGCCGCTAGCGTCCGCCGTGATCGTGGTGAGCGTGGCGCTGCCCGCGAACTGGAACTGCATCGTCAGCGAACCAGGGCGCAGCGGGGCCATCGGCGTGCGGAAGGTGATCTCATTGCACGGCGTCATGCCCAGCGTGGTCAGCATCGCCAGGATGCCGAAGCTGTTGGCCTGTCCTGCGAGCCATTGCGTGAGCGTGACGCGCCCGGTGGCGTAGCTGACGGAGCCCCACTGCGTGCCTGAGCCGTTGGCCGGGTCGATATCCACATCGAGTCGCCCTTCGCGCTCCGTCAGCAGCTTCGGGCCGAATTGCAGCAGCAAGCTGCCGGGAACAAGCTGTTCGTCATAGCCTCGCGTGACGTCGATGTATGGCGTCCATGTCTGCGTCTCAGATGCTGCGTTGCCAGCCGATGCGGTGCGGTAGCGCACCTTGACGTATCCGGACTCGTCTGACGGGTAGACGGCGGGGCATGGAGCGTATCGGAAGCCGTCAAGGTGTTGATGGATGGTGTTTATCAATATGGTTCCGGTCCAAGCAAATTCAGGCTTGGTTCCAAGCACCGTCTTTGCATAGTTCGGAATCGGTAGATTGACCGTCAGGTCAGGATTCCATTCGAGCGTTCCAGCCGAGTAGTTGACAGTCGACCCAGTAATGCCTTGCAGCGCGCCGGAGCCGGTGTCGCGCACGATCTTTGTTGGGTCTCTCCAGTACGGTGACGGGTTAGGAATAAAGTCCACCGACGTGTAAACATAGTCGTTATTGACCGCGTTCACATCGATCAGCAGATTCCACTCAACCTCCATCGTGTTCGGCAGCACGTTCGGGTTGGCGAGCGTGATCTCAAGATGCCCGCTGGCGTTGCGGATCGGATGCGCGAACGTTTCCTCAATCTTTGGCCCCCACTGGTAGCTGATATTGAGCGTCGCGCTGGCAGGCGGCATGTTGTTGGGTACGAACACCACCTTTCCAGAGGTGTAGCTCACGGTGCCGGTGGCGTCTCCGGACAGTTGTCCCGCGCTGTTGTCGGTTGCGGTTTTGGTCGCCGCTCCGTCCGTCCAGGTGATCGTGAGCGTGCCGGGGGCAACGCCGCCGTTGGCAAGGTCAAACGCCATCTCGGCCTGGACAGTGCCGCCAGCGCGCTGGGTCTGCGTGGTTTTCGTGCCCCAGGTCAGCATCACGGTCGAACCAACATCGGGCAGCGCGCCGAGCGTCGCCGACACGGAGCCGGTCACGAAGTTGAGCGTGCCGGAGCCGAATGAAGCGTCGATTCCCTTGATCTTGCCGGAACCGTCCTCGCGCAGCACATACCATCGGCCTTGAGCCATATAGCTCACGCTGAGCGTCTGCGGCGAAGGCACCGGGTTCAGGATGAACACGAAGGTTCCGGCGCGGGTATCTGCGGTCACCTCGAACCCAGCGGTCTGAATGTTCAGGGCCGGGAAGGCGGCGGGCTTATAGGTCGCGGTGTGCGATGCGCCAAGGTCGGTGATTGCGGTGAGGATGCCGTTTGCGTAGTCGATCGAGCCGACCTCGGTCGTACCCGCATACAGCCGCCCCGCCGCGTCGGTGATGGTGTTGCTGCCGGATGCTATGGAGAGGCTCCCGGGCATCACGCCGCCGCCGAGATAGATTGCGTGCGTCGCGTCCCATGCGGTGCTGATGGCGCGCGTGATGCTGCCGCCTGCGGCCACGCCGGCCACCGTGTCGCCGTTCGGTTTCACATCGGTGATCGGAACCTCTGTCTGCGAGCTCGGCACCAGTTGGGTGAAGATGCTAGCGCAGGTCACGGTCGCGTCACCGATGTGCGCTACCGCCGTGAGAGGCGATGCGCCCACATAGCTCCCGGCGTCTGCTACGGTGGTGTCGCGGATCAGAGTGGCATTCGCCGCCCGCTGGAAGTACTTCGACGGAGGCGACCCGGTGAAGTCCGTGCGCAGCGCGTCGGAGATGTCACAGGTGACAACGGCTGCGCGGTACTCTTTGCCGTCATCTCCGACGAAGGTGCGCTCCACTGATGACACGCGGGTGACGCGCACATATTGCTTGCGCTCGGATGGCTGGCCTTCGTCCTGCACCAGCACGAGCGTTTGACCGATGTTTGGCGTTGGATCGCCAGGGCGCTGAAAGATTTGGATACTG